TCGTTCAGTGCTCCGGCAATGTCGGAGCTACGAATGAGAGTCTTACTCATTGAGTCACTCCTTCTATGCGGAGGCCGGACGGCCATTGACGTTCACGATCATCCGCGAACCGCCCGAAAGGACGGTACCGATGTAGACGGCTCCGGTGGCTGGTGACGTCACGACGTCGCCTGCTGCCGTTGCCCACACCTCGTCGCCTTCGCTGAGTGCTGGGCTTGACCCAATCTCAGCTTCGACGAGTTCGGCATACGTGAACACGGTGTACTTGCGCCCACCGATGACTTCGTTGTCTGAACCGTCAGAGAGGGGCTTGCGCCCTTCCTTGGTCCAGATGACGCCGATGGCTGTGCCGAGAGCGGCTACCACCAAGTCACCGGAAGCGTCGAAAGTCACGCACAGCATGTCTGCGTCGCCCCATGCACCAGCGGTGCCGTCCAGGGCCGCAGCAGCGGTTGCGCGGAACTTGCCCCCTTCGGGAGCCTGATCTATTCGCATCTGTTGTTGCCTTTCCCCAGGGCGTGTGCGTGTGGAGGTACCTGACCGCTGTTACGCGGGTACGCGCCCGGAATCAATCATTTGCTGCCGGTACTTGTCGACTTTGCCTTTGAACGATCCGTCGTCGGGGATTGCTCCCTTGCCGCCAGATCCCCCGTCGCCAGAGCCGGGACCGGTCTTTTTGAGCAGGTACGGTTTCTTATCTGAGAGGGTCTTCAGCTTCCTCGCCACAGCCTTCGTATCGACGTTTCCATCGTCATCGACGATGTCGTCTTGCGAGATCATGGTGAGGGCGTCGGCGGGATCTTGAAACCCTGCCTCCGTCGCTGCCATCGTTACAGCATTCAGGATCCTTTCGGTCTGAAGCTGTGAACGAATGGAGGTTGCTTCACCGGTTGCAGCTTCCAGAGCCGCTTCCTTTTCAGCAAGTTCGACCTTCATCCGTTCGATGTCATCCATCTCGGCACGCTTGATCTTGGCGAGTTCCTGTTCAGCCGCGGTTGCCTTGGCTTCTGCTTCCTTCGCTGCGACCCTGCGCTCAGCGTTTTCCTTCCTCAGCTTTTCGACATATTCAGCGTCGAAAGTCTGCGGATGGTCTTCCGCTTGTTCGCCGTCCGGTTCGTCACCCACCTGGGGTGCCGCGGGGTCCGCTTCATCGCCTTCAGCCCCGAAGAGCCGGAAGGGTGTGAGCGTCTTCCACGGATATGCGTTTCGCACGATTCGCCTCCTGGGTTCGTAGTGCGTCCTGACGCGAAGATACTAGCTCTTCGTCGGTCATGGGAAGTATTCCGATTCCTACTGCGCGGAAGTGTCGGAAGATTCCGAGGTTTGCGTTGAACTTTGTGCGGCCTCTGCCTGTTGTTCAGCAAGTTGCGCGGCGTCCTCTTCAGCCTTGGCTTCGTCTTCCTCGATCATGGCAAGAACTTCGACCTCTTCGGAAGGTGTGAGACCAATCTGCTTGACAACGAACTTGATCGGGAGACCCATTTCAACCATCGTCTTACCCTCTTCGAGTCGGGCGAGCCGGTAATCGTGTCGTGGGTCGCGCCACACTGTTTCGCCATCCAATTCGAAGGCGTTGGTGTTGCCGAGAGAGAACGAGATGAACTGTGCAACCTTCCACCAGGAGGCACCGAGCCGGTCCTGTTTGTCCTCGACCTTGTCGTTGAGTGGTTTGTCGTCAACGAGCAGCGAATCGCCGGATGGTGCATCACCTCGTCCGCCGCGGTCCGCGGTTTGGAAGTAGCGAACCGGTGTCGATGAGGTGAGTGCCATGTGTTGTAGCCACATTGCAATGGGTTGCATGTACTGCGTCGGGTCTGCTGTGGGGAACGTCTCGAACTGTGCCGGGATGTGTTTGCCGTCAGCGTCGAACGAGGGACGGAATTGCCATATCTCTCCGGGACCAGACACCCATCCGCCTTCTGGTTCGTTCGCCATTGTTTCAACAACGCGTTGAGGGAACGCCCCGAACTCGCCTGCGATCATCATGTCGAGCAGCGTCTTGTTGAGGGCGTCCTGTTGGGGGATGGTGTCGACGAGTTCAGACTGGTATGAGGTGTTGTTGAATTCGACGACAGGAACGATGCCGAAGGGGTTTGGGAGCGGCCATTCCTCGCCTTCGATCCGTCGTTCCTCGAGTCCGCCACCGAACGCACCAACACCAGGAATTTCGGTGAGGGCCGACGACGAGGTGGCGTTCTTGATCCCGGTTGGTGTGGAGGTCTCTTTGAATTTGAACACGGCCTGCGGTGTGTAGAACGTGACGAAGATGTCGCCTGTTTCGTTCGTCCACCGCTTCACTGCCCACAGCGCCAGGTCACGTTCGTCTGGGTCGTAGAACACTCGACAGAGTTGACCGGGCTGCCAGTCAACTTTTGCACCGCGGACCTCGTCGGGCCATACGATGACGAACGACCTCCCTTCGACAAGTGTCCCTTCGTGGAGATCCTTCTGCTGTACCGCCATGTTGTTTCTGCGGAGCACCTTCCAGATGTCTTTCGACATGACGTCATCTGTGTCGTCGTCGATCGAGAAGTTGATGACTTTGAGGCGGTCACGGGTGGCGTTGACAACGACCTTGCACCAGTTGTCTTTGAACCCGACGAAAGCAGTCCCGAAGACAGCCTTGAATAGTTCTGTGGAGTAGACGAGGGTTTGGTCGCCTTCGTAGTAGGCGCGGAAGCGGTTCATCGAAGTGATCTCTTCGGTGAGCGCTTTCAATTCTGCTCGAACAATGGCCTCTCGAGCCTGGTTCGATTCCGGGGTCATGGTGAGCATCAGTCATTCCTCGTGGCGAGATCGAACAGATTGTACGCCTTGACAACCTTCCGAGCGGATATATGCGGATGACACGCTGCACATCGTAGCCGGTATGTCGCTGGTCTCTGGAACCCTTCCATCTCCCACAAGTGGCCTTTGACGGTGCATACGCGGTGTGCTCGGTGGATGCGACGGATCTCCGCTGGGTAGTCGTAGAGGAATTCGTACCCTTCGATGAGTGGGGTGCGAGCCATTCTGCGCTCACGCTTCGTTCTCATTTCAGTACCCGTAATGGGAGCGGTGACGGGTGTCTCGTGTGCGTCGAAGAGGTCGAATGTTGGTACCTCGCCGGAGCACATCGCCTTGGCTGAGGAACGTCCGCTCTTTCTCTGACGCCATCATCGCATTCGACAAGGCATCGACTTGGTCGTCGTGTGACCCCAAAGGGAACACCCCGGTTTCAGCGATGAAGTCAGCAACCCACGGTCCATCGACAAGGAAGACACGACCTTCTGTCACGCGTGCCGCAGCGATCTTTGCCTTTGTGACTTTGTCGCCGGTGGCGTATAAGGGTCGGACATTGACGTCAGGGAGGACGTTCCGGGCGTAATGGTTCGTGAAGTGTTTGCCAGCCGACCCACGTTCCTGTTCGAGCCATTGCGTGACTCGAGGTCCATCTTTCTTGGCTACGGCTTTCACTCGAGATTCGACTTCACCTGGCCCACAGCGGAACCGTTCAACGTCGAGTACATAGAAGTCGGACAGGAGCGGGTCGCCGGATCCGTGAAGAGTGACAAGCACTTTCAACCCGACGGTGTAGTCAGGGTCGGGGTCGAGTTCCGACTTTTCGGTGGCTGCGAAGTCCCAATACCGGATCACCATCGCGATGTTGTCTGCTTGGGGGACTTCGTCCCAGCCAACGACACGGAACTTTGATACGTCGAAGTAGCCACCGGATGAGGTCGCTGTCCAGTCACCGTGCAACAGTTGGGCACGGGTTACGTCACCAAGCTGCTCGAGACCTTCGACATACTCTTCGCTTTTGAGGAACGGGTTGTCGTACAGGTTCGCCGAGATAAACACTCGACCGGAGTCGTGGTGGGTGCCGTGTGGAAGGTTGAACCGTTTCCTCACCCACTCGTGCCCAGGTCCGCCAGGGTTTGTGCCGCCACGAAGCCGCAACTTCACCGGTGTGCCTTCGAGTCGCCGGAGACGGGAATGCAGATACAGGTATTGGTGCTCCGGGAAGTGGGTGAGTTCGTCAAACCCGACGTATTGGTATTCGGAGGATTGGAATTTCAGTTCGTCGCCTTCGTGGTCGATGAACCCGAAGTTGAGGGTTGCACCGGATGGGAACGTCCAGCGGTAGTTGATGCCGTCCCAATGAGCGCGGGTGCCTTTGAACCATTGCCGTGCCCGATACATGAGGCCACCAGGCTTGTCGAGGTCACGGTACGTGCGTCGCAACAGGAGGGAAGCAGTCGGCCAGTCGTCGACGTCTTGGGTAGCGCCGAGCAGGAGGGCTTCCGATTTGCCACCGCCAGCAGCACCGCCATAGAGGGCTTCACGGGTGTCGAGTAGGAGGAAGGCAAGTTGCTGAGTCGAAATGCCCGGTATGTCAAAGCTCGTCGAGATCCTCGGGGGATACGGGATCATCGTCGACCACCTCGGCATCAATGACCGGCCCAACGCTGAGACCGTGGCCTCGTCCATCAAGGACACCCGCTCCTGCCAGGACATCGAGGACTTCTCCAATGTGGTCACGTTCCACCTTCACTACATGGTTGACGTCAACTGTACCGCCAACAACCTCTGTCGGCATTCCACGTGCCAGCCGTTCAGCCGACATCAGGTTCGGCATGGTACGAGCCGCGGAGTTCGCAAGGCCGATGAGTTTGTTGATCGACCCCTTCGACAAGGTGTCCATGAAGTCGGGGTCTTCCTCCATGCGATGATTGAGTGCACGGATCGGCGCCATCAAACCTTCGAGTGCCTCTTCGATCTGCCCCTCGTGACGTGCCACCATTTCGCGGACGGCTTCACCGCGGGCAATCTGGTAGAGCCGTTCCTGATACGTGTCCCACTTCTGGACACGTTCAGCCCACCGGTGGCGGGACGATGCTTTGTAGAACGTAACAAGAAGTGCTTCGGTTTTCTCAGGAACGCCTCCCCTCGCGATGAACCAGCGGTGTGTTTCGGGAATGGACCGACCGACACCGGAGTCGCGGTAGTGCTCGAACGCCACCCAATGCCAGTCCTTTTCGTCCGGTTGACGATCCCACGCCTCCTGGAATTCCGAGATGTCGGCGTCAGGAATGGTGACGAGGACGTCGTCGCGGGTGATGGGATCCGGTCCGCGCACAACGGCAGACTCGAGCGTTTCGATCGCTTCAGTCACGTCCGTCAGTTCGTCCATAGCGTGTCACATCGTCCGATACGTGGTCGTGGATGGCGTCGAAGTTGATTGGGTTGCCGATCGTCTCTGTCACGAAGTCGTCAATTGTTGACTGGTTTGGGTGAATCGACGTGGTCGGTGCCGGTGTGTGGCAGGGACATTGACAGGATGAATCGGAGCAGTTCATGGGGCGAGGATATCAGTCGTCCCAGCCTGGGTGGATCCGCCGTGCGATTTCGAGTTTCTGCTTGCACTTCTGGCATGACCCGTCAGCGGCTTCGTCAAACCGTTTTGTCGACACCTTCACCGGGTGTCTGCCACAGACGGTGAGCACTTCACCTTTGGTGTCGCGTTCGGCAGCGTGAACGACATACCGGAGCTTGTACGATTTCGTGAATGCGTTGAACAGGCGCCTCTCGGTCACCTTTGGCTTGGACGCCATAGTTCTCCCTTCGTTTCGTTCAGCATACATTGATTTCGGTAGAAGGGAAACCGTGACCTATTCGTCTCCGTCACTTGTGCTCTCCCCGGCCTCGTTCCACATCTCATCGTCATCGAAGTAGTCGCTGCCCCACATGACAAGGAGAAGGCCAATCATGATGCTCGTTCCGAAGATCATGGTGACAATCAACGGCACAGCCCAACCGATGTCGAGTGCGACAATCAACCTGGGCCTGTTGATCCGTTGACGAACTCGTTGTCGTGCCACGTCACCACACCGCCCTGCCCCGACTCTTTGATGTACCCGGACTGGCCTGCATTGTCGAGAAGGTTGCCGTACACCTCACCAGCCGTGTGCCCCGTATGTGGCGACCGTCCACCCTGGTCACGGAACCACACCCCGGCTTTGGAGTTGCGGATGGTGTTGTTGCGGACAATGACTGGCCCAGCAGTGGCAACCTCGACACCGCCCCACCGAGTCGAGTTCCGCATGTCCCGCACCAGGTTCCGCTCGATGATCGACACACCTGCGGGCTGCCCATCGACACGCTGCGACTCCACCGAGATCTCTTGGAACAGACCCGGCCCCGAACAGTCCCACACTTCACAGTCACGGATGGTCGACTCGAAGTTGTTGAAGTCGTGCCAGATCCCCGGCCCGGTGTGGCCGTGTGACTTGACACGTTCCACCACCAACCCGGTGGTGTTCCAATTCTTCGACCCGCCACCCTCGTTCCCCCAGTTCGTTGGGCGCGCATTCGCAACCTCGCCGTCTGCGACCAGTTGGTTGTAGCCGTACAGCATCTTCCAACACACCTCGAGGGTGCGGCCCGTCTCACCCAAGATCTCGAAGTCGGTGAGTTCAGCGTGGGTGCCGCACAGGGTGACACCGTGGGTGCCGACGTTGGTGAGATGGACACCGTGTACCTTCCACCCCTCGGCGAGCCACGAGTCTGGACGGTCGTTCCCGTCGTTGTACCAGTCACCGGACAGCAGGTTGTTGATGACACCGAGGAAGAACGAGCCGCTGTAGTTGCGGATGTTGATGCGGTTCCCGGCAGCGCCCCTGCCGTCGATGATGACACTGCCCGTCTTCGATGATGCGAACGCAGTGGACCGTCCGCCACCGTCCAACGTGACAGCGGCACCGGGCAGGGCGTGGAACTGTTGCCCAGGTTTCGGTGACACTCCAAAGTTCGTGTAGACACCGTCGGAGAACAAGATGACCGCGTCCTGCCCCTGTGCCCCAATGACCGACTGCCAGTCGTTCGGTGTCACCACGACACCCTCCGGTGGCTCCACAGGTGGCTCCACAGGTGGCTCGATGGGTGGCTCGTTGAAATACACCCACGGCTGCCACGCCTCTTCAACAACAGCGTTAGGACCGGCAGCACGATTCAACACCGACAAGGCAGACACCCGAGCTTGATGCTCCGACGACTGTTGCGGCTCAGGAACATCCGCCAAATCCCTAGACAGACCTGAGATCACCTTCCTCGCGATCGCTTCCTCAGCACTTGCTTTGTGATCGTTGTGACTCCACGGCATTATGTCTCCGTTTCTCGTAGCTCTGTCCCCGACACTACATCCAACTTCAGATTGCGATGTTCATTCTGTTACCCCAACGCGAGACCAACCGTGGCGCCGACGCTGTGGATGCTGGCATCGGTATAGCAATTGGAACCGTCGTAGTCGGCACCACAGTGGTTGGTGGTGTTGCCAGATACCGGAACGGTTCCACGTCCTCCGTGTAACACACGAACCACTGCCCTGCACCATTCGGACCATACGTCCCAAATGGGAACGGCCCGAACCTGGTGCCGTCCGGTGCAACCGCATACACGTACGCTGCCGGTTGATTCGGCTGGTAGATGTGGTGATACCCGGTGTCGTCCGGTGCCCCGAACGGAACCAACTCTGTACCAGCAGGGCACTCCGCAGCAGACGCAACATTCCACCACGTCAACCCGATCGCCAGCAACGCCACAATGAGCATCACCCACAAGACACGCTCACGGTCAGTCATCGGACATCGCCTCGGCGATCAGGCGGCGCATCAGATGAGCAGCGTCCACTCATCCCAATACGGATGGCCCGGACCCGACTTCAACGACGAATCGGCCCAGTTGTTGTCACGTTCCTCGACGACACCACCAGCGGTCCAGAACCCGTTCAGGACTCCGCCGCCTTGGTTCCAGTACCAGACACGGTTCCCGACAACGTGGTGGTCACCGTACGGGCCACTGGAATAGTTCGCGACATACATGCCGACGTTCGACCCCGGTATCCCCTTCGGGCCGTACACGATGTTGCCTTCCATCAGTGACCCTGTGCCACCAGCAGCAGCGACACCGACCTGTCCGGGGTTGAACAGGATGTTCCCGATGGCTTTGTTGTTCTGGCCGCCACCGTCGGACAGAATGATTCCGGTCCCCGAATCGGATGACCATCCAGTGCCGTCAATGTGGTTGTTCTCAACGATCGAGTCGCGTGCCGAGTACAGCGAAATGATGTCCTCGGTGTCTCCGCCACGGATCATGTTGTTCCGCACCGTGACCCGGCTTGGGCCATTCACTGTCTGCAGGAAGTTCCCGTTCTGCACGTTGAGCCGGGTGTGGGGTCCAGTGATCCCGTCGCACCGATTGTCCTCGA